CTCGGAAAGCGGTAAGGCGTTCTACTGGCGGTGCGCGGAGCGGAACGGCTGCGGTACGGTCGGCTTGCGGGAGGATGTGCTGAAGCCCTTTATAGCGGAAACTCTCGGCATTCCCGAATTTGACGATGCCGAGTTTGAAAAGAGGATAGACCACATCGATGTGCTTTCCGCATCGGAGATGGTTTTCCATTTCAAGGACGGCGGTACGGTCAGACGCACATGGGAGCAGCCGAAACGGGTCGGCAGACCGTGGACGGACGAGCAGAGAGCCAAGTTCAAGGAATCCATCAAGGGGTCTTACACGCCTGAAAGACGGCGGCAGATGAGCGAACACATGAAACAATTACGGAAGGAGCGTGGGAAAGCATGGCGCAAAGAAAAGTAACGGCGATACCGGCTACTATCAGCCGATACACGGCCGCTCCGATCAACAGTGCGAAGAAACGCCGCGTTGCCGGATATGCCCGCGTTTCGACCGACCACGAAGACCAGACCACGAGCTACGAGGCGCAGGTCGATTACTACACCAACTACATCAAGAGCCGGGACGATTGGGAGTTCGTTGCCATATACACGGACGAAGGTATCTCCGCAACGACCACAAAAAAGCGCGAGGGCTTCAAGACGATGATTGCCGATGCTCTTGCCGGGAAAATCGATCTCATCATCACCAAGAGCGTGAGCCGTTTCGCAAGGAACACGGTGGACAGCCTTACCACGGTGCGAAAGCTGAAGGACGAGGGCATCGAGATTTATTTCGAGAAAGAAAACATATGGACGCTGGACTCCAAGGGCGAGCTGCTCATCACCATCATGTCGAGCCTTGCGCAGGAAGAAAGCCGCTCCATTTCCGAAAACGTCACCTGGGGGCAGCGTAAGCGCATGGCGGACGGCAAGGTCAGCTTTGCCTACAGTCGTTTCCTCGGTCTGGACAAGGATAAAGAAACGGGCAAGATTGTGGTCAATCCCGAACAGGCGGAGACGGTACGGCTCATTTTCCACCTGTTCCTTGAGGGCATGACGCCGCATTCCATCGCCGCGGAACTGACGAGCCGAGGAATCAAAACGCCTGCGGGCAAGGATGTGTGGAACCAACAGACGGTGCGCCGGATGCTCTCGAACGAAAAGTACAAGGGCGATGCCCTTTTGCAGAAGGAGTTCACGGTAAACTTCCTGGAGAAGAAAATGAAAAAGAACGAGGGTGAGGTTCCGCAGTATTACGTGGAGGGCAATCATGAAGCAATCATCAGCCCTGCGGTGTTCGACATGGTGCAGGCGGAGCTTGCCAAGCGCACGAAGGGCGGTTCACGGTACAGCGGCGTGAGCATCTTCTCCAACAAGATAAAATGCGCCGATTGCGGCGGCTGGTACGGCTCGAAGGTCTGGCATTCCACGGACAGATACCGCAAGGTTATCTACCGCTGCAACCGAAAGTACAACGGCGATAAGTGCCAGACACCACACGTCACGGAGGACGAGGTCAAGGCGGCGTTCGTGTCGGCGTACAACCAACTGGTCACGGAGAAAAAGGAGATCATCGCCAATGCGGAGATCATCCGAAGGACGCTGTGCGTCACCGATGCCTTGCAGGAGGAGAAAGGCAAGTTGGAGGAAGAGATGGCGGTGCTTGTGGAAATGACGCAGAACATCGTGGCGGAGAACGCCCGCGTTGCGCAGGATCAGGACGAGTATCAGAAACGCTATGACGGGCTGGTCAGGCGGTACGATGAAGCCAAGGCTCGGTACGATGAGGTGATTGTAGCCATCTCCGCCAAGGAATCTCAGGGCGAACGTCTGGCGAACTTCATCAAGACGCTGAACGCGCAGGACGGAACCTTCAGCGACTTTGACGGCAGCCTTTGGGGCGGCATGGTCGAGTTCGTCACGGTGGGCAGGGATAAGCAGATCACGGTCATCTTCCGGGACGGCACGGAGATACTGGCATAACAGAATACGGACCCTTAAGGCACTCGGCTGCGGTCGGGTGTCTTTTTTTCGTTGCGGGGTAGAAAGGTTCATAAATCTGTGGTATAATAAATAACACTGTGAGTGCAATAAACCAACAAAAATGTCGTTAGAAACAACAGAGGGATTGAAATATGGTCAAGAACAATTTTGAAGTCGATGTAAAGGTAAAATGTATAGAAGCAGGAACCACGCAGGCGAAACTGGCGGAAGACGTGGGCACCACTCCGTCCTATGTGAATCGGCTTATAAAGAAAAACGAGAATATTGTAAATAAGACTTTCGTACAGATGCTGGAATCGCTGGGATACGATATTGAACTGAAATATATAAAACGGGAGGAGATATAACACAATGGTATACAGAGATCCGGCAACATTGAATGATAAAAAAGGGGTTCCGCTTAAAGATAGGAAGTGCTTGTAGTATGGATATTTGGGTTGATAAGGATAAAATATATGCTGTAAAAATGGCGGGAGATGAAAAAGCGCACAGTCTCGCCCTATCTGTGGATTCGGCATTTCGCGGCTTTCAGGGAATTTGTTTCTACACACCTGGTGAACGTGGCCACATGATAGAAGGACACCTTGGCAGGAAAACGGACACTGGTTTCACTTTTATCTCAGAAGGTTTTGCTAAGGGCGAGTGGGAGTTCATCGAGGTAACATACGATAATTTCAAAAACGAATATTACAAGATTGTTGAAGGAGGAGACGAGATCTTGAATCAAGTATCGAATACGCAGGAATTGATAGACTGGTATCATAAGCATTTTTGAATTTTGGTGAATCAACATAAGTACACAGAGGTTCTGAAATAAATGTATTAGGAGTTTCCTGTTCCGAAGAATAAGAAGAAGTGAGGACAAAGTATGACACTTGAAACAGAAAGATTGATCCTGCGCCGCTGGGAAGAAAGCGATGCCGAGGATTTATATAAATACGCCAGCAGCCCCGATGTGGGACCGATTGCCGGATGGCCTGTTCATACGAGCGTAGAAAACAGTCGAGAAATTATCAAAGGTGTGCTTTCTGAACCGGAAACATATGCCGTAGTTCTAAAGGAGACGGGACATCCGGTTGGCAGCATTGGATTGATGCTCGGTAAAGCAAGCAATATTGGTATTCCTGATACGGAGGGTGAAATCGGGTACTGGATTGGCGTTCCGTATTGGGGGCAAGGGCTTATTCCGGAGGCGGTTCGTGAGATAATGCGTTATGGCTTTGAGAACTTGCGGCTTGAGAAAATTTGGTGCGGGTACTTTGACGGAAATGTAAAGTCTAAGCGAGTCCAGGAGAAGTGTGGATTTCATTATCATCACACCACGAATGTACCGTGTGCATTAGAGGGTGTTCTAAGAACAGAACATATCACCTGCATATCGAAGGAAGAGTGGAAAGCATCAAGAGCGGAATTGAAAAATAAAACACTTCTTGAAAAAATGGATGAGTTTTTTGACACCCGGTTGGACGGCTACGATGATCATCAATTGAACTGCATAGAATCAGCGCATGAGTTTTATCCATATACGGCGAATTGTCTTCCCAAGACGGTGGGCGCTCGTATTCTTGATTTAGGCTGTGGTACTGGATTGGAATTGGAAGAATTCTTTTTGCTGAATCCAACAGCGAAGATTACCGGCATTGATCTTGCACCGGGTATGCTTAGCGCACTAAAACAAAAATTTAGAGGAAAAGAACTTTCGTTGATCTTAGGCTCGTATTTTGAAGTGCCGTTCGGTGAGTACATATTTGATGCTGCAGTTTCGGTTGAATCATTGCATCATTTCACAAAAGAGGAGAAAATACCACTTTATACAAGATTGAGAACAGCGTTGAAGTCGGACGGTTATTTTATTCTCACAGATTATTTTGCAATGTCGGATGAGGAAGAATATACGCACAGGCAGGATTTGATACGCTTAAAAAAGGAACAGAAATTGCCGGATAACGAATCCTATCACTATGACACACCGCTGACCATTGAACATGAAAAAGAAGCACTCTTTGCTGCTGGGTTTTCATCGGTTGAAGTACTTAAAAACTGGGGAGCAACATATACGCTGAAAGCAAATAGATAAATCCCTGTTTCATGCAGAGAACGCAATGTACGCATAGGCAGCAATTAAACCGAATACCTTACTCCGTAACGGTGCATACGGCATCGTTATGAGGGGTGTGCAAAAATGCACACGGGGGTGTTCATCGTTAAGGGGTAGAAAAAGGCTGCCGTTATGTTGTATCAAATTAGACACGGCAACAGACTTTGCATGCGGTACAGGTGGATTTTTAACATCAACCCTTAAATATTTAGAACTACAAAAGAAAAATGAAGAAGATGTAGATAAGTATAATACTACTATTTATGGCATTGAAAAGAAACCAATGCCTTATCTATTGTGTATTACAAACATGCTATTACATGATGTTGATGAGCCTAAGATTTATCATGCTAACTCATTAGAAAAAAATGTAAGAGATTATAAAGAAAATGATAAATTTGATGTAATCTTAATGAATCCTCCATATGGTGGTTCAGAAAAAGATGCTGTTAAAAATAACTTCCCGGCTGAACTTAGAAGTAGTGAAACAGCAGATTTATTCATGGATGTTATCATGTTTAGATTAAAGAAAAACGGAAGATGCGCTGTAATTATTCCAGATGGTTTCCTATTTGGTGAGGATAATGCTAAAGTTGCAATTAAAACTAAATTAATGAATGAGTTCAATCTACATACAATTGTAAGAATGCCTCATAGTGTTTTTGCACCATATACTTCAATTACAACTAACATTTTATTCTTTGATAATACTCATCCAACTGAAGAAACATGGGTATATAGAATGGATATGCCTGAAGGATATAAAAACTTTTCAAAGACTAAACCTATTTTATTGGATCATTTCAAACCAGTTATTGAATGGTGGAATAATAGAGAAGAAATTACTATTGATGAATTTCCTAAGGCTAAAAAGTATTCTAAAAAGGATATCGAAGATTTACACTATAATTTAGATTTATGCGGTTATCCTCATATTGAAGATGAAATTTTAGAACCTAAAGAGTTGATACAACAATTTAGGGAAAAAAGAGAATCTTATAATGCTGAAATGGAAAGAACACTGGCTAAAATATTGGAGATATTA